TTGATTTCCCTAGAAAAAAGACAAGGGGTTGCCCCTCACAGAGGGGGCAACACCGAAAAGAATGGCACAAATAACGCACAGACATTCATAAGTAATTGATTACAAAGGAATACCTACGGATTAGCCATCTGTATCCGACCAACCCACCCCCATGGCTGGGTTTTGTGGCGGTATGGACTGGGGTTGAGGACTCCAACGCTATATCCCTAGCGAACACACCTCTTCCTAAAAATTTTTTGGGGGAAAATTGGTCTAATGAAACATCTTTGGAACCTCTAAGCCTTAGATACCAGTAAGTACCCCACCATTTATCAGGAGTTATATGACCAGATTAGAACTTGAACGCTTATTACAGAGTTACGAGCCATTAAAAGGTGTGTCTGTAACGTATCCCTCGGCGTTTAGACAGGCATATGCGCCAAAAGATGTGACGATACAGGGGGTTGTATACGTTCATGGTGAGCCATTGGCGTATGAGACTGAAGTAAGTTTAGATTTTTTTAATAGTCCTCAAGATGTAGAGAGGTTAATAGGCGGTTTGATGCAGTCATTTGAAATGGCGCATCGTAAAACTGCATAAACATGGAGCAATAAAATGGCGGCACGGATCAGTAAATATCATTCAGACCAAGTAAGGGCGAAGATACAAGCTAGTCAATTGATTAATCGATTGATGACTCACATAGATGGGAAGAGTCAGCTTGCGCCAACGCAGATAACTGCGATCAAGATCTTATTGGACAAGTCATTACCGAACTTATCGGATATCAAGATGGAGGCTTCTGGGCAAGGAGTCGTGTTTAACTTAAATACAACTGGTAAATGAGTGCATTACCAAAGCCACAAGATGATGAGGTGGTTAATTACGTCCCTCCTGGTGGGAGGGCAAGAGACTTTCATGCATCGAATGCCTTTGTTAGAGGGTTGATGGGACCAGTTGGGTCTGGTAAATCTTCTAGTTGTTGCGTTGAGATTATGGCTAGGGCATTACAACAGGCTCCGTCTAAGGATGGAGTGCGTAGAACACGCTGGGCAATCATCAGGAACACCTATCCAGAGTTAAAGTCTACAACGATTAAGACATGGGAGACATGGTTTCCTAGCCACGTTGCACCTATTAGATGGGATACGCCTATAACATCCACGGCGACCATCAATGATATTGGTGACGGTACGTCTTTAGAGATGGAAGTTTTATTTTTAGCCTTGGACAAGGCGAGTGAGACAGGGAAACTTCGATCCCTTGAACTAACTGGAGCGTGGATAAATGAGTGTTCTGAAGTTCCTAAAGAAATATTTGACATGGTCACCCAAAGGGTCGGACGTTACCCAGCCAGAATTAAAGGCGGACCCACTTGGAGTGGAGTCATCCTCGACACCAATCCCCCAGACGACGACTCTTGGTATTACAAAGTTGCCGAAGAAGCTACCCCAGAAGGTTGGGACTTCTTCCGCCAAGCGGGGGGACTTTACAAAGAGGGTGAGATCTACAAGCCGAACCCCGAAGCCGAAAACATAGACAACCTACCCAATGGGTATCAGTACTACTTGAACCAAATTGGCGGTAAGGATGACAACTGGATTAATGTTTTCCTTTTAGGAAACTATGGAACTACGGCTGATGGCAAACCTGTCTATCCAGAATTCAATGACAAGGCTCATGTGGCGAGCCAGTCATTAAAGCCAATGCATGGCTTACCAATCATCTTAGGATGGGACTTTGGATTAACTCCAAGTTGCGTCATCATGCAACAGTCCCCTAGAGGACAGGTCATTGTCTTAAAGGAGATTGTTTCTCAAGACATGGGTATTCGGCAATTTGCTAATGACATTGTGAAGCCTGTCTTATTAAATGAATATGCCAGTTTCCAAAGAGTATCGGCTGGTGATCCAGCTGGGAATATTCGGGCGCAGACTGATGAAAGAACGTGTCTACAAGAATTATTAGAGTTAGGTATTCCAACTGAACCAGCGGCGACTAACGATTGGATTCCACGGCGAGAGGCTGTAGCTTTCTTCTTAACGAAGATGACTGATGGTCAGCCTGGGTTTTTATTAGATCCATCGTGTTCGCAGCTTAGAAAAGGTTTCAATGGGCGCTACAAGTATGAGCGCCTAAAGACAAGTGGTCCAGCAAGATTTAGAGATCGCCCTGTCAAAGATGATATGTCACACATACAAGATGCGTTGCAGTATGCCTGTATGAGAATTAGAAATGGACTAACTGGTCCGAAAGTACGGTTAGTTAAAACAACATCCAATAAAGGTTGGACATGAGTATAACGATTGCAAAACCACCAATAGAGATTGATGTCAAAGCAGTGACACCAGAAAGCGATGCACTCGAACTGGCTGAGATCGAACTCGCCGCATACATTAAGTCTTCTTGGGAGAAGGCTAAGTTTGTTAAGCAAGAGACTGTTGAGAGATTGTTGCAGTGCGAAAGACAACGTCGTGGAGTATACGATCCTGATCGGGCAATAGAGATTGCTAAGACAGGTGGCTCAGATATTTATATGCGCCTCACAGATATTAAGTGTCGGGCGGCGGCTTCTTGGATTCGGGATGTCATGCAGTCTTTAGATGATCGCCCTTTCACCTTAGTCCCTTCTGAACAGCCGCAACTTCCTCCAGAAGTACAGATGTCGATTATTGATATGGTTCGCCAAGAGGCAGAAGAGTTTGTTCAAGCTGGCGCACAGATCCACCCTGAGTCTTTTAGAACTCGCCTAGAGGCGGTTCATGAGCAAGAAAAAATTAAGATTAAAGAAGAAGCTAAAGATTCTGCTCGGCGCATGGAAGACAAGATCGAAGATCAGTTGGCGGAAGGAAAGTTCCAAGAAGCGTTCAGAGAGTTCATAGATGACTTTGTCACCTACCCCACAGCGATCTTTAAAGGACCGAATGTCCGTAGACGTAAGAGTATTAAATGGGGTCCTGACTTCAGTCCTATCGTAGCGACTGACTTTGTCCGAGAGTTTGAGCGCGTATCTCCATTTGATATCTACCCTTCCCCCAGTTCCTCTGGGGTACATGATGGTTATCTAATCCAACGTCATCGTTTAAGTAGAACTGAACTGCAATCCTTAAGTGGAGTCCCTGGTTATTCGGATGAGAACATTACACAGGTATTAGAGCGCTTTGGCGATAAAGGCTTAAGAGAATGGTTGAGTGGCGACCAAGAGCGAGACGACCTAGAAGGTAAACCACATAGTCGTTTATACCAAGACGGTGTCATTGAGACATTAGAGTTCTGGGGTTCTGCTTCGGGATCTCACCTCCTTGATTGGGGGATGAGTAAGAAAGACATTGATGCTGAGAAAGAGTATGAGATTAACGCTTGGATGATTGGTCCTTATGTAATTAAGGCGGTGATCAATCCAGATCCATTAGGTAAACGTCCATACGAGATTGCTAGTTGGGGAGATATTCCAGGAGCCTTCTGGGGTGTTGCCTTACCAGAACAGATGCGTGATACACAGATTATGTGTAATGCGGCGGCTCGTTCATTAGCGAACAATATGGCGATTGCCTCGGGTCCACAAGTTGAGGTTTCAGTAGATCGTTTGCCTGATGGCGAAGATGTTACTAGTATGTATCCGTGGAAGCTATGGCAAACAACATCAGACAGAACTGGTGGCGGTCAACCAGCTGTACGGTTCTTCCAGCCTGGAATGAATGCGGATGTTTTACTTGGCGTATACCAAAACTTCATGCGTCAGGCTGACGAAGTAACTGGTATTCCAAACTATGTATATGGCGGTGGTGTATCTGGTGGTGCTGGTCGAACAGCCTCTGGGTTGTCGATGTTAATGGACAATGCCGCCAAAGGAATTAAGCAAGCCATTGCTACGTTAGATAAGAGTATCTCTGGAGTCGTGAGCAGATTGTATGTACATAACATGATGTACGATCCTGACAACTTTACGAAGGGTGACTTCAAAGTAATAGCTAAAGGCGCATCGGGTTTAATTGCCAAGGAGCAATTACAGTTACGCCGTAACGAGTTCTTGACAGCGACAGGCAATCAGATTGATATGCAGATTATTGGCATGGAAGGTCGTGCATATCTCTTGAGAGAAGTCGCCAGAACTTTACAGATGGATACAGATAAGTTGGTTCCAGATGCAGAGGTTATTAAGTTTAAGCAAGAACAGATGGCGCAAGCGCAGATGATGATGCAAGCCGCTCAAGCACAACAAATGCCACAGTCACCACAGGGCAATCAATTACCTTCACCAACAACGCTCGATGAAGCTGGCAACCCTGCTGGCGGAGCAGACGCTAACACAATGAACGGAGTCATGCAATGATGAAAATGAAGCCAAAGATGAAAACTTCTGGTGGTATACCTGTAATTCCCCAAGGTTATAAAGATGGTGGGAAAGTAACAGCTTTTAAAGGTAAAGATACTAGAGCAGAAGAACGTACTGAAGCACGAATGGTTCGATCTGGCAAAGTGTCTCCAGCACAGTATGCCTCCAAAGAAAAAGCTGAAGGGGATATGAAATCTAAAGCAAGTCTCATGCGCACAGGCAAGGCTTTAGCGTCTGGCGCAATGAGCGCATCGCAGTATGGTGGCATGGCAAAGATGAATGATGGTGGATTGGTAAGAGCCACAGGCAGTATGGCTGGAAACGAATGCACTTATAACGGTGGACCTGGAGTCCGCTCTATGCAAGATTATAAAAAGTGATTCTATCTAAACCGAATGTTCGATTGCTGGGAGCGCTTAATGCGCTCGATGGCAATATAGATTTTGAAATTGTTAAGGAATGGTTAACTGTATCTCTGCAAGAGTTACAAGTTGCCAATGCTTCCACGAAAGATGAAGTTCTTACTCGGTGGAATCAGGGTTCTATTCAGACACTCTCTGAGATATTGGAATCCTCCAAGAACGCAAGACAGGCATTAAGCCGTCTGAAGTAATTCCCCTTCGGGGTTTAACGAGTTGTACCGTTTCAGTACAACACAACCAAGCACCACTTGAACTGTCGATAAACCTGATGGGCATCGATACGTCTTGTGATATGTCTATGGAGAAATCATGTCATTACCACGAGCCGTGCAAGCGGCAGAAGATAAAGCTGAATTAGCCCTTCAACAACTGAAAGCTTCAATTGAAGCCTCGCAATCAGAAGCTGTCCCTCAAGAACAATCTGTTCAAGAAGATATACAGACTGAATCGGCAGAATCCCTTAATGGGATTAGTCCAGCGGAACAAGTCGAAGAACCTACAGCGGCTCCTCAATCTGAGGAAGACCCAAGATGGGAGGCACGATATAAAACTTTGAACGGTAAATATACCGCAGAGGTTCCGAGATTAGCGTCAGCCAACAAAGAATTGCAAGCACAGTTGCAACGAATCCAAAAGCAATTGGATGACTTGAAAAACGCAAAGCCAAAAGAAGCGCTGGTTAAACCAGAGGAAGTGCAAGAGTATGGAGAGCCACTAGTCGATTTAATGCGACG